GCCGTTGGCGATGTCAACACAGGCCACCCCGACCTGCGTGCCGACCGCAACCGCCTGGCCGGCCACCACGTCCGATCCGGTGGCGTTGGTCCAGGTAATGCGTTTCCCGTCCTGAACAAGATTTTTCATGGTCCTTCTCCTTGTCGTTTAATTCGGTTGAGGCGGCCGGTTGCCCGGCCGCCCTGTCAGATGGTCTCGTTACGCCCCGGCGTTCTTGACCAGGCCCTTCCAGCTCAACGCCTTGGCGCCGGCATCGATCCGGGTCTTGAACTCCACGCCGTCCACCGTCCAGCCGTCGCGGGTCTCCAGGTAAGGGGTCCGGTTGCCGTTCAGGAAGAACACCTTCACGGTGCGCCCCTTCGGCCCGGCGAAGTAATAGGCGGTGGTGCTGTCGTCGTCGAGACGGGCGTCATAAACGCGGGTGAAGCGCGTCCCGGCATAGGGATTCTGCTGCTGGCTGCCAGACGTCACGTCCAGCATCTGGCTGCCAAAGAAGATCTCGGCCGACCCTTCCTTGGTTTTCGGACCGATGAAGAACCGCGCCGGGATATTCAGCCGGCGTTTGCCGCCGATATCCTTCTGCAGCCCCATCAGCTTGATCGCCTCGGCGGCCGTGGTCGCCGACAAGGCCCCGGTCGTCCCGAGGTTGCCGTGGGTGGCATGGAACAGGGCCACGTTGTCGCCCATCGCCGAATTGGCCGTCAGCACCGCATAGACCAGGTCGCCGACCTTGCGGGCCGCCGCTTCGCCGCGCATGGCGAAAGCATCGGTGATGCTGCCGAGCTCGTCGTTGATGATCGCTTGGCGACCGATCTTGTTCAGCTTGCCGTAGGTGGCAATCCGGAAGCTCTCCGACTGCTCGGACAGCGATCCGTACTTGTACTCGTCGTCCGCGCCAATCTCGTCGAGATCGTCGGTCTCCCCGGCGCGGGCCAGCGTCTGGGTCTTGAAGTCGGACACCGATCCGGAGCCGTCAGCCCAGGTCTCCCAGGTCTCCTCGGCGTTCTCCCAACCGGCCAGCAGCGCCAGGTTGGCGGTGTTGCCGAGCAGGACGGGGAAGTCGGAAGAGGTCAGCGCGCGGCCGACCATCTGCATCACGTCGCCGGTCACCGACTGCCCGGCCATGCGCAGGCACTCGCGGGCCAGCTCGCGCAGGCTGTAGCCGCGCAAGTCTGCGGCACCTGCGGCCAGCTTCGCCGGGTCGTGACGCAGACCGGCCCGCAGAATCAGAGACCCCTCGGCAGCAGAGCGGAACTTGTCGCGCTCATCGGCCACCAGCGTCAGGCGCGCGGCCGGGGCCGGGGCCTCCTTCATCTGTTTGGCCATAACGGCGGCGCGGGCCTCGTCGATCGACTTGTTGCCGTCAATCAGCTCGCGGGCCATGTCGCCGAATCCAAAGTGATCGCACATGCTGCGGATCTCTTCACGGCGGTTGATCTCGGCGCGGGCCTTCTCCTCGGCCTTGCGCTCCACATCGGCCTCGGTCAGCGTCCGGGCCGGTTCTGGGTTGTTCGGATGAACCGTGGTGTCCTGGGTGCCACGGCCCGACTCTTTCCCAGTTTCGATCGTGTCAGGCATGATCTTCTCCTCCCTCTTGGGGTTGTTCGGCTGCGTGGCAGCCCGTGCTTTTGCCATCTCATCGGCCCCGATTGGGCAGATGCTCAATTCTGTCGGTTTCCACTTCGTCACAATGCGGATCGGGCCGCTGTAGCTGCGCCCGCCAACGATCCCCGTCTGGCCGTCGGGGATGTAAGTGCTCTCAAGATCCTTGCGGGCGATCGAGCAGTCGGTAATATGCCCCTCGCTCACCTTCAACGCCGGGCCGGTGGCCTCCTTGGCGGTGGAGAAGAACGCGCGGCCCACCAACTGCTTCCCCTCGACGCGCAGCTCCCGGAAAGAGCCGATCACCGTCGAGGTGTCATAGCGGCGGTGAGTGTCCAGCAGCGGCAGTTGACCGTTCGCCGGAAGCTGACATCCGTCCATGCGCAGCACGGTCGGCACGATCTCGTAGCGGGCCCAGTCGATCTCGTCGACCGGGTTCTCCGTCGCACCAACCATCTCCAGGGAGCGGGTCTCCTCGTCCCAGCTGGCCGGGCCGTTTGTTTCGCCCTTCTTCAGCGCCACGGCGCGATAGTTCATCGTCTTGTCGATCTCAACCACATCAGGCATTGTCAGCCTCCCTTGTCATCATGTGACGGTCGATCGCATCCTCCACCGCCCGCGAAATCATCGCCGCCAGCGAACCCGCAGACCGCTCATCTGCCCCCAGCGCCGCCGGATTGTTCGCCAGCGCCGTCGAATTTCCAGCCAGCACGATGCCGCGTTCCGCTACCATCTCCTGGAACTCGGCCAGCTCGTCCAGCACCTCCTCGATGTCCACGCCGCGCCGCGCCGCGATCCTTTGCGGGCTGTTCAGGCCGGCATCGATCGTGTCCCGGTCAGCTTTGCTCTCGCGCAGCGGATCGACCGGCTCCATCCCCGGCGGCAGATACACTCCACGCCAGAACCGGCGCGGGTCGGCGAAATATCCGGGGAGTTGCAGCCGCCCCCTGGTCACCGCGCTAGTGATGATCTCGCGCGTCACCGGCTGCACGAACTGCCGCACGTGCCGCGCCTGGTGCGGCGCAAACGACTTCACCGTGTCCTGCCGCTCGCCGCGCAGGCCGGTGTAGTTGTAGTCGGCATGGGCGCTGGTCAGCGGCGAATACGGGACCCCAGTGGCAATCGCCACCGTGCGCAGCACGAATCGGGTGAACGGGTCGAACGTCTCCCCGACCGGCTTCGAGTTTTGCAGCACGATATCCTCGCCCGGGCGCAGGTATTCGATGATCGCGTTTTCCAGCTCCTCGATCTTCTTCCCCTCGTCTGCCCCGGTCCCGGCCGTGGTCACCGCCCGCTGCCTGGCCCCGGCATCCGCCGTCTTCACGATCGCCAGGTACTTCGCCGCCAGCTTTGCCGTATCGATCGTCGCGTCGATGTAATCAGCCAGATCGTGAGCGATCAGCACCGCCGTCACGAACGGCGAAATCCCGAAAAGCTGCCCAGCGCGCGTCACATTGAACCCGCGAATCACGTACTCGGCAGGGATTCTCTCGGGAGGCCGGACACAGGCCGGGTCGGAAAGGTGATAAGCCACGATCCGCCCGGTCTTCGGGTCGTATTCAACCCCGTTGTCGACCGCCATCCCGGTGGCTGAGCTGGCACGATAACCGCTCAACCACTCGGCCTCGATCGGCTGCAGGCAGAACGGGATGAAGCGCTTCGGATCGTCCATGTACCGTTTCACAAACAGGAACTCGCCAGCCTCGACCTCTTCCGACTTCGCCAGCCGCTCAAGATCGAAGCCGTGCAGCCGACCGGCCACGTCCAGCTCCTCCATCGCCCACGACACCGCATCCTCGATCTTCTGGCAGGTCACCCGGTCGAACTTCGAAACACCCTTGGCGTCAGGCTTCCAACTCGGGTTGATCACGCGGCTCTGGAAATTCGTCCCGGTGCCGACCGTCAGGTCGACCATGATGTTCGCGGCGCGGGACAGGTAGGGGAAGTCGCGCACCAGCTGGCGCACGCGACGGGTCACCGCCGGGGCACTGGTCCGCAGGATGTCGTTCACGTTCCCGCCCACCGGCATCCAGTCGCCGGTCAGGCGCGTCACCTTCGCCGCGGCATACTGCCGTCCGGCATCCCCGCGCGATAGCAGTGGCCCGCCAGGACGGCGCGAGCGCCTAGCCGAGCGCAGATCGGCGAACGAACCGCCTACCATCGCCCACCGCCTCCCTGTTTCGCGAAGGTGCGCGGCACGGCATCTCCGGCAAGCTGTTCCTTCTCGGACTGCAGCCAGGCGAGGTGCTCTCTCAAGTCTTTCGGGGAACTGCGCTTTACGGTGGTGCGGGAGATGCCGGTGTCGACCGTATACTCGGTCGCATTTGGAGACGCCAAAAGAGCCGCCTTGCATGCGGCAATGTGGGCGTCAAGTTCGGCAACGTCGAAGAGCGGCAAGGAAATCCCCTATGCGTGGCAAGAATGCCACCATCATAAGGGCCGGTTTTTGGTCAAACTGGAAACTTTGGGACTTTATGGCAAAACTTTTGGAGAATTGGTGAAACTTTTGGTTGACAGATATAAATTCTTGGTTTCCTACGCCGCCCCACC